CATTTCTTCTAGAAATCCCTGAGTGTCGCCCTTTTTCTCGCGCAAGAATTTTACAAAGTCGTCAATACTTGTCGTACCAGCCTGAAACGCTGCATCCAACTCTTGCGCGGACATGCCAGCGCTCTTAGCAAATTCAACGACTGCGCCAGGCAAGCGTTCACCCAGTTGTCCTCTTAGCTCCTCTGCTGTTAGTTTTCCTTTGCTGAACACTTGAACAACGGCTCTCATCGCACCGTCAACGTCGTCAAGGCTGCCGCCAGCTTGCAACACTGCGGCAGCAGTACCCTGAAATATTTCTCCAGTTGTCTGTGCGTCATATCCTAAAGCGACAGTACTAGCTTTTAATTGTGTAAATTTTTGTGTTACTTTTTCAAGTGGCAGCAAGAGATTGTTTGAAATATCTTCGACTTGTTTCAGAGAATCCCTGTAGTCCTCAAAATTATTAGACGCAGTAGCTAGTCCCAACTGTAATTTCTGAATTGTTGCCGCCTGGTTCACCATGGCCGCTGTCATGCCTGTAAGATTATCTACGGCCTGCCCAACAGCGGCCCCCGTAAAGGCTCCTGGCACTCCTCCTATAAGACCGCCGCCAATACCGCCCAGGGCGCTACCCGCGCCGCCTCCCAAGCCCCCTCCATAGAGAAAGGCGCCGCCAGCAGCTCCCGCACGTTGGCCTCCAGTTAGTGGTTTCTTGTTCAGCTTCTGAATGGAACGTTCGGTGCGTTGTATCTGGCTGTTAAATTCTTTCCATACTGTCGTGTTGGGAGTGATTTCCCTGGCACTATTTTTCAGGATTGTCAGCCTGGTTTCTAACTGTGCAAGACTTCCTGGGGCAAATGCACCAAGACTATCGCGTAGTTGAATGTCTTGAGCACGTTTTCTAGACGCTTCAAGTTCTCTGTTTACGCGACCAATCCTTTGTTGGTAGAGTTCCCACGCACGAGTGTCAGGCGCAATGTCTGCTGCCCGCTGCTTTAAAAGCTGCAAGCGCGTTTCTAGCTGCGAAAGACTGCCAGGGGCAAACGCATTTAAATCTTCCGTCAGTTGAATTTCTCGTGCATGCTTGCGAGCCTCTTGAAGCTGCGTATTAATGCGACTGATTTGAGTTTGATAGTTAATCCATTCAGGAGTGCTTGGCGTGATGTCTTTGGCAATATTGTCCAACAACTGAAGCCGAGTTTGTAACTGCGACAGGCTTCCTGGCGAGAACGCTCCCAGATCCTCTCTGAGTTGAATATTCTGGGCAAGTTGTTGCGCTCTCTTCAGTTCAGTATTAATTGTTGCAATTTGCCGTTGAACCTGCACCCAGGCATCTGTATTTGGCGCAACTTGAGAGGCTTCAATTTGAAGAGCTTGTAGCTCTCTGCTTTGACGAGCCGAAGATCCAGGGTCAAAAGCAGTTGCCTGTCCTCTTAATGCAGGCGCGTCTGCCAGCATCTGACCACGCTGCCTTGATCCCTCGACCCTGCCCAACAAGGTGGCCTGATTAAGGAATTCTGGACTACCAATACTGAGGCCTCGCAGGCTACGCTGCATTCTTACAACTGCATTATCGAGCTGCCGCAGGGTATTGTCTAGAGTCCTGTTTAGCGATGCCGTGTTTAAATTGAGCTGAATATTATTGCCAAGTCTTCCGAGATCGCCAATGCTTCTGCTAACACGATTAATCTCATTAACTGCTTGAGACGCATTGGTAGAAAAATTAATTGTATATGTCATTTAGCGTGCCCCCCGAGCAGCAATGGTGCGAATTACTTCGTCAATTTCCTGTAGCGTAGGATCTGTCCATGGACGAGCAGGATTGATACTTCCTCCCCTCCCCGCATAACCATCGTGGACTCCCTCCGCATGGTCTACGGTCCAAGTAAATTCAGTGGTTGAATTGTTAATATTGTCGCGTTGTTTACTCCGTAGCAATGCGCCAGTATCCACAATGTCACGAGGCTCCGTAACTGTTGCTCCGTTCCTTCTTCGAGTTCTGCCGTCGGGCCCCTTCCAGTCCCATTCGATAGACGTAATTTGCTGGTCAAAATCAGCGTCAGCCCAATCCATGGCATACGCAAAAGTTCTCTGATTTACACCATATAGTTGCCGTAGCTCATTTCCTTCAAACTCTTGCACTTGCACGCCAGCCACTCTCTGTATTCGCCTACCAAACGAAGTCAAGGCTCCCAGCAATTGCCTGATCTTGTTATCTTGTTGCATTGCATTGCTTTCAAATCGCAGAGTATATGCCATCGGAGCAACGACCGTTCAACTGTTAGTCATAATCTAACATTCTATGCCAGCTCAACACCGATTAGGCCCACTATCACTGGAGGAAGTTTTTCGTTCTTGAGCGCCCACTTCAGGGCCTCAATTGTCGATGGTTGCATGCCTGTGGGATCCACTTCACTTTCAAATGGCAGAAAATCGGTGACAGACGTTTTGGCCTTCTTACCGGCAAGTGCCCCAATCACAACCATTCCTAGCTTAGCCGTACTAATACTTTGCGCATTAATAGTTTGCTTTCTATCCTTTGCTTGATAGTTAAGCAATGCAACAATTAAGCGAATTGGCACCCGCCTGAAATTAGAGGAGTGAAACAATGGGTCAGAGAGTCCGAGGACGGCAATGCGACAATAGATGTCAGTCCAATCAGTGGTTTGACTGGCCGTTGACATTGCATTTGCCTCAAGACGCTCTACTAGTCCTTTGGGCCAGCCTCTGCCTCCTCACCGCTATCTTCGTCTTCATTGGCTTTATTGTCAATTTGACTATTGTCTTCTTTGGCCATGAAGAGTTCAAGATTCTGCATCATCTCCATCGTGAGTTTTGCGGTGTCGCCCTTCTCCCAGTCCTCCGTTGCCAACCATTTTTTACCACTCAATACTTCGCCCCTATTGCGAAGAAAGACGGTTGCCAGTTGCTCAAACTGCTCACGATAGGAAGGCATGCATGCCATCAAATCAGCAGTTTCCTCGGAAAATTCATTGAGATAGATGGAGTTTTCGCCCCTACCGCCCTGCAGGAGCTGAAAAGCTTCTTCCTCTGGAATGTCCTTTTCCTTGGCAATACGACGAGCAAGTTGAATAGCCTTGAGCGTGAACTGAGCACGGTCACGGGATTGATCTTCCTTCACCCATGACTCCTCAGCTAGCCAACTGCCATATTTCCTTACGCGCAAATGTGAACCAAGTTCTTCATACTCGGCGCCACCCACCAAGAAAATTTCTGAGTATTTACTCATTTGTCGTCTACTGGAAACAGAAATAGCTTAACATTGATTGCGCGAGTTGGCACAGCAGAGTAGGCAGCTCGTTTGGGAACCATTGCCATCATACGCACTCCCCTAAAACTTATTTCCACTTCTGGCGGGCATTCGGGAAGAAAACAACAAAAACCAACATCCAACATGTCTTTTGTTTTCCTCGCATCAAAGAACCACGCCCTCTCACATTTGCTCTTAAGTAGTTTCACGATGGGGGATAAAGATTTAACAATTGTACGTCTGGAATCCTAATGCGATATTGACCATAGGCAATGTCCGACTCGGGAGAAGATGAAAATACAGCATCTGGAAACACTCGCGCCATTCGCTGGGCTGCGGTTTGCAATTTACTAGAAGCAGCGTCGTAATCAACAAGTACGACCGTCCACGTTTGGCGATTGCGAAGAGTTCCTACCATTGGCTTGGGAGATACGTCGGGAAACTCTCTTATGGTCGCCTCCAGGCCCGTTACCTTCCATTCTGGAGGCACGCCCTGCCGCCCTACGGTGTAAATTGCTGGCACGGTTGTATTGTTAGGCAGCGTATAGGTGCCCAAGAGGTTTGGAGACGCTCCGAGCAAGCTGCTAACAGTGTCACGTAGTTGAGTGATATTCACAATAAAAAGGCCTCCCCGTAAGGGAAGGCTAGCAAAACTATGGGAGAAATGCTCAGTTAGGAGCAATAGGAATGATAGAACCAGTATTCGTGGCATTCTGGTGAATGCCAATGCGACCACGGCTCATGAGGTCAAAAGTGCATTCCACGAGGTTATCAGCGGGATAGCTCTCGTTGTAGTTCATCACGCGGCTAACAAATGCCACGCGGTCGTAGTAGTAAGTGGTGCCGCTAACGCCAAGCTGCTTGTTAATTTCAACGTACACTTCAGCGTTTTTATCATAACGAGCCGTCGCAATAACTTGGAAGGCTTCGTCAAAACTGTCGGGCAGGAACGTGGTACCATCAACATCCTTCTGGAAGTAAGAGGTGACGGCAGCCGTTGCGGCAGAGCTGGTGATAACGCTATCAGAGAAGCCACCGCCGCCAAGCAAGTAGAACTCAGTGTTGTTGTCGTTGAAGGCGATAGAAGCCGTCGTGGCTGCTTGCAGGGTGTAAAGGGTGGGAGCACCGCTCACGGTGAAGGTGGCGCCGCTCTGAGTGATGACAGGGCGAGCAGTACCGGAAATAGAGCCAACACGAACGATAACGTCTTGGCTCTTAACCAATTCAGTTGGATGGTAGAGAGTCATTTTTCCTCAATGGGATAAAAGAAGGAACGGTTAAGCGTTCAAGACGCTTCCTTTGCCAACCAGTCTAAATATTCCTCTGATTGGCGTGCCAAGAAATTGCCAATAGTGTTCGGCAATTTGCTCGTTAGGTAGAAGCTCAAACCGTCCTTCCCTCCCATTGATTGTTGCAGAAGCATTACTGCCAGGAGTGATGCCAGAGAGGGCTAGGGGCCCTGTCAAGCGTCCCTCCATGTACACAGCCGTATTATCAGCACCGAGCAGATAATCGTACCGTGGATTGGCTTTCTGCCTGAGACTGGCGTAGTACACAACCCCGCTTGTCACGGGAATGTAATTACCAGTTTCAGAATCAGTGGTGTAGCCAGAAGCAACGCTCCACGTGAGCGTAGCGTTTGCTAATGGCGACATCCCGTTGATCATGCGACAAAACCAATGGTGAAAGAACCAGCGACGGTTTCAAGCATTCGTTTGAACTCTTGGCCATATTGAGTGGCCTCTAGTCCTTTGCCATAAACCTTGCCATCGGTGGCGCCAATTTGAACGCCCATTTGTGCAAGTTGAATGGCAATAATGTGAGCTGCTAAATGCTTCACTGCACGATCCGTTTGATCTCCAAACACATCAGCAGACGCATCAGCGGTTGCCTCGGAAATGGCCCCATTAACAATCCCCGATGGATGGGGAAGAAATTCAGGGAACCGATCAAGGAAGCTTGCATAAGTGACAGTCATTATTATGCCCTGCCAATTTTGATAGCTTCTTGACGTTTGGCGATGGCATTACGAACCCTCACGCGCCCTTCAA